GCAGATAATCCCTCAGCCTAACTGGGCTTGTCGTTTGTTGTAGCCTTTCCCATCCTTCAACCAGCCCTTTGTACCCATAGAAATCTTCTTTGAATTGTGCCTGTTCTTTCGTGGCGTAGGCGTAGTGGTCAAAGGTTAGCCCCCAAGTTTCTGTGACTCCCCTCGGAATCATCAAAGATTGGACATTGAGCTTGGGCGGTTCGTGGCTTGTGAAATGAATATCCCTGCCCCATCTCCACGCTCTGAACCACTCGTACCAGTTCGAGCCGAACCCCTCCCTAGTCACCACCTTCTTATTCTGCCCTACATAATAATTGCAGTTAAACTGCATCGCTCGCCCCTCCTCGCATCCTTTGAGATGTCCAAAAATAGCGTCTATCTGTTCGGCCTTCCACATCTCGTCTGAATCAATCTGCATCACCACCCCTCCATCTACTCCCCGCAGGGCTTCGTTAATCATCGCCAGCTTCCCTTCGAAGGGTTTGGCTTGCCAGTAAACAGAGATGTTTTCCCCTCTAATGCTTTCAAGATATTCGTGCGTTCCGTCCACGCTTACAAAGTTCCTATGGTATTTGTCTGGGATTTGTTTACACCACCGGGTGCATCCTAGAGGCTCGCTTACTCCTTCAACGATATTCCATCTCCAAGGGATTTGCAGTTTCCTAAACTCTGCTAGGTGCTTCTCGATATAGGGCATCCCATTGAGAACAATGGTGAAGATGGTCAGCATTTTAGTCGGCCATAAATAACGCTAATCTCTGAGCAGAAAGAAACAGAGTCATATCGGTAACACTCAAACCCAATAGACTCGAACCAAGCCATAAACTCCTTTAGCCATAGATCGGAATAGTGAAGTTCAATAGCAATCTCCTTTAGTGTCCCAACATCTTCGATTTCTAACATCTTTGACTCTTCCCCTTCTATGTCGCATTTGATGTGAGTTATTAAGTTTTCCTTAATCAGTCTTTGGATTTGCTCTGATGATTCTATTCTTTGGCATAGGAATTTGCCCTCTGGATATTGCCTAGACAGAGATTCAATGTCCCCTTGGTTTATGTCGATTCCCATGTAGAACTCTAGGTTTTGTGATAGGAAGTATTTTGCCGTGCCGTTGCCCTCTTGCCTTTCTGCCTCCGTCCAGAATCCGCACCCCAAGTCTAGGACTCTTCCACCCTTAACATTAAGATGCTCCCAATGAATCTGCGGAGCTTCCGAATCTATTGTTCCCTTGGTCATAACTGGAAGATGGCCGCCCCATTGCGACAAGCCATATCCTCCCATAGCAGGGTTGCGGTTCTCTTTAGCTTTTCATAGTTTGCATAGTTCTTAATGTCGTTCACATCGTCCAATGCTATGATTGCTTTCTCTGCTAGGAATGGTCGGACGCAACGCAGTTCTGATTCCCCAGAGAAAGGCGAGCCATCAATCAATACAAAGTTAAAATCCACGCCATGTTCAAAGTGAATATCCTCGATTGCGCTAGTGGGATATTTCTTGGCGTTCTCTAGGCACTCATCAAGCCATCCGAAAATCTGCTCTAGCGGGTACTGGTTGAGGGTTGTCTTTATGCTTTGATAGAACTCCTCAATATCTTTCTTGTTCATCCATAGGCTCGATATGGTTGCCGTGCCGTTGATAGCGATTCCTCCCCTTGCCGATAGGTTCATTGAGTGTCGGCCTATGCGGTCGGGGTGGTTCTCTATGCTGAATAGTTTCTTGGTCCTAATACATTGAGTTGAGCCGTCCCCTGTTCCCCCCCCAATCTCTAGCCCTACCTCTAGCCCATCGCTATATTTTTGGAGAGCTTGCCCAAAAGAATCGTTGATGGTTATTTCTTGCATCTTGCCATTTCTGTTAGTGCCTTCTTAATTACATATTCAATCACCGCCTCTGGGTCGTTCTTCAAAGCCAGAATCCCAGCCTCGTATAATTCCTTCTCAGCCTTTTTGTCGTAGGTAATATCGACATTTACAAACTTGGTTTTGCAGGGGCGAGATTTGCCAAAGGTGATTCTACCAAGCCCCTTGGTATGCTCCCCCTTTTTCTCTTTCCTACATCCAATTATTTGCTTTGTGCTTTTCATAGATCGCTTTGCCTTTCTCATAGAACTCCGGCTTGTTGTGATTCTTTAGTTGTTCGTCTGGGTTGCCCCCTGTGAACATAGGATTCTCGTGTTTGAATTGGATGTGTCGAGCCTCGATTACCACTTGGTCTAAGTAGGCAAGGTCTGTGAACTCGTTGTCTCCGTAAATCCCATCGCTCTCTTGGTAGTCGGGGTGGAACATGTGGCCTTGCTTCTTTAGCCTATCTTTCGTGAGAATCGCCATACAGAGGAGTTTATCTGTTCTAAGCCCATCTGATACCGCAAGCACCTTCTCGGCCTTGCTGTCCCCAATAGCGGTCGAAATTAGGGTGTCCCAATGGCGGGGCGGACTCCAATCATCGGACATTTGAATAATGATGTCCCCCTTGGCTAGCTTTGCCCCAGCGTTCCAAGCGTTCACGATGCCGCCGGGGTTGCATCGAATACCTTGGTGCGGGGTGTAATCTTGCTTCTCATCTGCATCCACCATGAACAGCCATTCAATTTCAAGGGGTTTCTCAGCCGAGCATAACCATTGCCATCTCCTCTGCCAAGCGATCTGCGGCCTGCCCTTGGTAGCATGAATCACGCTTATCTTTGGGGCTGGTTTCATCTTCCTTACCTTCTCAACCTCCACGCTTTCTCCAATACAAACCGAGGCAGTTTCAAATAGATCGAGGGCTTGCCAGTTGTAGATCGCTTCGACTTGATTCCAGTAATGAGCCTTTGGCCTATGAAGAGTCATGCAACATCGAATTGCTCCGTAGGCTTTATGCCAACTAGCCTTCCCCGAGTAGTGGTTTGCTATATAAAAATACGCCTCTCTGCGGTCTGGTTGGAGAGCCACGGCTTGTCCTAGCCACGCCAGCCTATCGCCATCCGCCACAATCCGCCCCAGATTGCAAAGCACATCATATCGAAGGGTGTCCTCTAGCTCTGGAAAGGCCAAGGCTCTCATGCTTGAATCAATACACTTCTCGATTTGACCAGAAAGAAAATACTCTTGGGCTTGGTAGTAGAGGGAGTTGGGAGCAGTTGAAAGGGTGTCGGCTAATATGTTAAAGTTCCTTTCAGCACTTTTGGGCTTGTACCCATCGGGCTTGTGGATGCGGAATATCTTATCTGTTGCTATGGTCTTGTTCGGCTCTTTAGTGACAAGCATCTCGTGAACTCGATTCTTCCAAACACAAGTGCCTTTCTTTGAAATTTCTTCTCTAAGGGGTTGAAGACCCGCATTAGAAACATCGTACTTTAACGCCACTAGGTGAGCGTCCTTTTCAATGGCAAGGGCAATAGCCTCCTCCACCACCCTCTCCCCGCCTTCGGCCATTACATCATCAGCGTCCACCCATAAACACCACTCGCTTGAGCAAGCGTCTAGCGCAGTATTCCGAGCCGTTGCGAAATCGTCTACATGATCCCAATCAGTTCTTTTATTCTGGTAATGAACGATTCTAGCACCGAGAGAAAGTGCGATCTCCTCTGTCTTGTCGGGCGTAGCTGACCCCCTAGAAATACATACAACCATTTCTTTTGCGACTGGGGCAAACGACTTGAGGCAACGCTCAATATAGGCTTCTTCATTTCCAGCTATTAGATAAACAGAAAGAGGATATTTCATTTTAGGATTTCAGCAGGATTTCTAGTTTTTAATCATGCCAATCCAAGCCCAGTTCCTAGAGTGGTTTTGTAGAGGTCATTTAGTGAGATTAATTGTGCCTCGCTAATTTCGTCGCCGCTCAATGCTGTAAACGAAATTGTTCCAGTATATTCAGACCCCATTCTTGAAAAAGTGTAGGTGCTTCCCTGATTAAATGTTTGTCCAGCTAATGATGCCTTCGATACCTTGTCTCGGTAAACAAACAGCGACCCGCTAGTAGTTCGTCCAATTATGGAGTAAAATATATTTTGAGGCAGGTTGGCTGAAAGTAAATTTGCTTCTGGGCTTGAAACACCGGAGTTTGGAAGATTAAAACCACAATCAAAAGCGGCAAACGAACCAACATATAAAAATGGGTTTCTTCTCGTATTGGTTCCAGCATCTTGAACATCAAAAAATCTGTTTGCAGTATATCCAGTAATACTACCAACACCCATCGCTAATTTATTTACACGACTCGTTGCAATCACATTTGAAAGACTTAAATAATTAGTTCCATTAAAAGTAATGCCATCAGTACCCCATGTTGGGCTTGCATTAAGAGTAGCGTCATATACTCCATAACCACCCAAGGAATATGCAGTCGTTCCGCTTCCTTTGTTTTGGGCAGAGCGTAAAGGCCAGCTAACTATATTATTCCAAAGGCCTAGTGCTTTTGTGCCTACTACAAAGGCGCTGATTTGAGATTTTGCTGTGGCATCTGTCACGCCAGCCCTCTCAAAATATGCTACGGCATCTGCATCGAGGCCACCTATTTTTGATAGCCCACCAATCCGAACTCCAACATTGATCATCATAAGGATTTTACCTTAGAGACAATTAATCGCCGATGCCAAGAACAATCCCGCTATGGATGGAAAATGCTGTGCAAGTTCCAGCGAGATAAATCCCTGCGTTGATCGTAGAGGCAGAGGCCGCAGTAGCATTGGCAAGGTCTGAAAAGCCAGTCACGGCAGATGAGATGCTTACAAACTTTGTGTCTGTAATAACATAGATGCCAGCGAACTCGTTGGGCGTTGTGATTGCTGTTCCAGTTGTGACCACATATCTTGTTCCGGGTCTAGCGGCGTGGGAAATTTGGTCGTAATAAGGTTCTGAATTAGTTAAGTCGGCCATATAGTTTATTATCCTTTGTCAAAAGAAAAGGGGGGACAGGCTTTCACCCATCCCCCCTCTTCGGGAATCAACCACCAATTTTTATCAGCTATAAGTCGTCGTGATTCGGACGGCGGCGTTCGCATCAATGACTTTCTCCGAGGTGCTCATTCTCACCCGTAGGACATTCGAGCGACGAGCCTCGTCACGATAGCTCTCTGAGACGAATCCACCGGGAGCGTCATCAGCCCAAACCAAGGTGCGACCTAATCCGCCAGCGGTGAACTGACCGCCAGCAACATTGGCAACTACGATCTTGGTATCGGGAACAATGAACGAGCCAGAATACGCCTTGTTCTTGTTAGCAGAGTTGATCGCCGCACGACCGATGTAGACTTTATCCACACCGAACGCTTCGGCAATCTGAGCTTCGTCGAGCAAGCGACCACCAGTATTAGAAACAACTCCGTAGAATTGGTTCTGCAAGAGGGTGGTGCGACGAACACGCTCGTACACATTGGCAGACATGATGACCGCATTGGCACTATAACCTAATTTATTCAAGGCGAGCTTGCCAGCTGCAACATCCGCAGGGGCGTTGATCGTGGCCAGATTGCCTTCAATGTAGGAAGCCGTAGGGCTAACATCAGCCGTGGTGAAGGGGGTCGTTGTTGCCCAGAGCAAATCAGCCACCCGCTTTTCGTGGGATAGCTTAACTTGGCGGAGCAAGAACTTCGCCGTCTCTGCTTCGAGCGAAAAGAACCTATCGGCATCCGCACGGAAAGAATCGTCAAGCAATTCTTCCAGTCCGGTTTCCTGACAATCGTAATTATCAGAGGTGAATTTTCTTGAAGCCCTTGCGTATTCGCTACCAGCGTTCCGCTTGGCCGCATCAGCGTTCAAGAGGTCAGCATCGGCAGTCTGCACTTTGAGGTAAGTTCCGCTCTTTGCCGAAACGGGCAAGAGAGGGAGAACTTCCGCACCGATCAATCCAATTTCAGCGGGAGACTCAATCAATGCTTGGTTAATGTCTGCACGAATTGTGGCAGAACCACTGCTAGAAATAAAACTCATATTATATTATTCTTTCTTTTGTTTGTTGTTGTTGTTTAGAACATCGGGATCGCAACTTCGATCACAGCGTTTGTTGCCGTTGCCGCTTCGAGAGCAACACCAGCCGTCACGAGGTTAGCGGCCAAAGTGGTCACCAAGCCGGACGCATCAAATTTCAGCGTATCGCCAACTGCCGCAACCCCAGAAACTGTTGCGAAGAAGGTCGGGTGGAACAGCTTAACTGCCACAAAGCCACCAGCAACGACATCTTCTTGAGTCACGCCGACAGCTTTAGTTGCACCAGTTACCGCAACATTTACAAAGCCCGCCGTGGTGGTATCGGGCTGAACGAATCGGAACGCCGAGATGGCAGAAGCCGAACCGAATGTGCGAAAATTTCCGTCGATTTGTGTAGACATTTTCTTTATATCCTTTTGTTAGATTTTGGTAATGCCACGGCTTAACGCTTCGGCATATTCATTGGGGTTAGACAACATCACAGCTTTCATGGCTGAGAGCTTCGAAGTTTTGTAGTCGCTATGGGCGGCCACGAGTGCTTCAAAATTCTTGGGTTCAACTTTTGCGGGAGCTTCCACAACGGGCGAAGCAGAGATGGGCTTGATGCCGAACTCGGTGAGAACTTTCTTCACCACTTCGCTCATCTCCTCCTTGGTCTCATCCTTCTTTTCCTCGGTCTTTTCCTCGGTGGGTTTCTCAGAGGTATGTTCGGCCATCT